TACAGGTGGAATCGCTAAATTAAAATAATAAATGACCCCTCAGGGGGTCTTTATTTTAAAGATAAATAATATTAAGGAGACAATATAATGGCAACAGCCTCAAATTCACTGTTCAATATGACCGTAGGTTCAGACAACACCCCTAGTTCTCAGGGTTTGTTGATGCCTAAACTACAGTATCGTTTTAGAGCATTATTCTTAAACTTTGGAACAGGTGGTTCTACACAAGAACTAACTAAACAAGTAATGGACATTCAAAGACCTAATGTATCTTTTGAAGAAATCACATTAGACATTTATAATAGTAAAGTATTTTTAGCCGGTAAGCATTCATGGCAAGAGACACAAATCAATTTACGTGATGATGCATCAGGTAATGTTTCTAAACTAGTTGGTCAACAACTACAGAAACAATTTGACTTTGTTGAACAAGCAAGTGCAGCTACTGGTCAAGACTATAAGTTCCAAATCAACTATGAAATTCTTGATGGTGGAAATGGTACATTACTTCCTAACGTATTGGAAGCATGGGAGTTATATGGTTGCTTTATTAAATCAGCAAACTATAATAACATGGATTACAAATCAAATGACCCAGCTACAATTCAATTATCAATTAGATTTGATAACGCAATCCAATCACCATTAGGTTCAGGTGTTGGTACAACTGTTGGTCGTGCATTCGGTGGTCAATCAGTAACAGGTATTTAATAAATGGCGGGATTCTTTCAAGAATTCGCTAGTAGCGTATCTGCTGGCTTTTTTGGCAATGATTACTTGCGTGACTATCAACACGCAAGTAAAACCTTTGTTACTAATGCATACGGATACGCACCAAAATACAAATTCTTATTTCATGTTTACTTTGATTTGAATGAGAGTTTGATAGGATCTTTGTCTGATATGCCCACAGACAGAAACTATGGTTTAGCAGTAAAAACAGTTCAATTACCAAAGTATACGTTTGACCTGCATACAATGAATCAGTATAATCGTAAACGTGTAGTACAAACTAAAATTAAATATGATCCGGTTAATATTGTATTCCACGATGACAATAGTAGTTTAATTACAAAATTATGGCATAACTACTATACATATTATTATAAAGATGGTGAGCAGCCAGATCCAATGGCTACTATCAACAAATCTAATACTGCACTAAAATCACTAAGCAATAACTACAATACACAAGATATTAATCAGAGAAATATATATGAACCTGATATATCAGGTAATGATGATTGGGGATACGTAGGTGAACCAGCATTAACCAGTGCAGGGTATCAAACTTCTAAATTAGGCGGAGTAGTTAAAACCCCGTTTTTTAGGTCAATCAACATATATGGTTTTAATCAACATAATTTTATTTTGTACAGATTAATTAATCCTGTTATTGAAAGTTTTTCGCATGATACATACGATTACTCGCAAGGTAACGGCGTAATGGAACATCAAATGTCATTACAGTATGAAACAGTAAAATATTATGCCGGCGCAATTGACGGCAAAAAACCATCTGAAATCATCACTGGATTTGGTGATTCTAGTCATTATGATACAACTACTAGTCCTATTGCAACACCTGGTAGCAATAGTACTATTTTAGGTCAAGGTGGTTTACTAGATGCAGCTGGTGGATTCCAAGATGCATTGTCTAGTGGTAATTATTTAGGTGCACTTAAAATCGCCGGTACTACATTGAACACCTTCAAAAACCCTGCATCCATTGTTAATGCTGCTAAGGGTGATGCACTAGGTGTTGCGACAAATTGGTTGCAAGGTACGCCAAACAGAAATACACAATTTAATTTCCCAACTGCACAACAAGTTGTCTCAAATACTAACACAGCCATTACTAAAGCAGTAAATACAGCTATAGGTAAATAACATGGCTAATACGATAGATACACCAAATACAGTTAATGATGCTGTAAAATTATTTGATAGTTTTTATAACTATAGCATGGTTGTAGATGGAAATAGATATGAGATTGTTAGATCATATTTTTATAGTGTCACAAATAGTATAAGTGTTGCTAACAACTTTACAACAATGATATTTAGAATTGCAGGGATCACAAATCAAGATCCATTAGAACTGTTATCTTATGTCAAGGGTAAGAGTAAACTTGAAGCCAATGCAATTATGATTTACTATCTAAACAGTTTAAAAAGTAAAACTGCACTTTATGGTTTTGGCGTAGTTCCAATACCCAATGAACCTGTTCAGCGCAATATTGTTATATAATGGCAAATTTTGCACAAGGTGTATTCACTCCTACTCAACCTGAAAAGTATATAGGTAAACACTTACCTAGATATCGTAGTGGATGGGAAATGCAAGTAATGCATTTTTTAGATACTAATAAAAGCATTTCTAAATGGGCTAGTGAAGCTATTGTAATTCCATATGCAAATCCATTGACCGGTAAAAGAGCAAATTATATTCCTGATTTTTTTGTCGTTTACACAAATAAATATGGACATCAAAAAGCTGAAGTTATTGAAGTGAAACCAAAAGCACAAACCTCACTTAATGAAGCGAAAAGTAAACATGATAAAGCACATGCTATTGTTAATATGGCAAAATTTGCCGCGGCAAATCTATATTGTAAGCAAAATGGCTTCACATTTAGGGTTATAAGTGAAACCGATATTTTTCGTAATGGAAAAAGATAAATAATAGTGTAGTTCGCGGAATTGGCGTTCCCAACTACTCTAACGCTATGAAGGAGCAATCAGCAATGATATTTATCAAGAACAAATATACCGATTTGTATTATAAAATAATACAGCATGCAAAAATCCGAAAAATAATACCGAATGAGTATTATGAAAATCACCATATCATTCCCGAATCTTTTTATAAAAATAGAGTTAGAGAAGGCCCAATTGGTTGGTTAGATGGTAATCCCAATGATAAAGTAAATAGGATAAAATTAACTGCTAGAGAACATTTTGTTTGTCATAAATTATTAGTTAGAATGACTGACGGACCAGCTAAGAAAAAAATGATTTTTGGCTTATGGTCAATGTGTCGTGCAGGTTCTAAGCAAAATAGGTATAATATTTCATCTAGGGAATACGCATTATTCAGACAACAGTTTGTTAAAAATATTACAGAAACTAACACTGGAAAGCAAAAGAAACCATTATCTGATGAGCATAAACAAAAATTATCCAACAAGACAAAAAATATACCAAAATCTGAATTGACAAAAAATAAAATGATTGCAGCCTGGTCTGACAGAGATAGGACAGTTAGTGAATCTACAAAAAAATTGTTAAGTAAATCTAGTTCACTATTTTGGAAATCGGATACTGCTAGATATATACAAAGTGTAAAACGTAAAAAATTTTTAGAAAATAATCCGCATGTGGTTGCCGAACAGATTACTAGAATAAATTCTATAAAAATATGTGAGTTTTGCAACAAGTCATCAAATATAGGTAATTACTTTAGATGGCACGGTGTTAATTGCAAACTAAATAAATGATACAGGAGAATTAAAATTACTAAAAAACTCGCAGAATTATTTGAGCTACCGGAAGAAGAAATCGGGGATCTTAAAATCCCTATCCCCGAATATGCTGAAGATGTAACTATGAATGCACTAGATACACTAGAAAAAATAGAAAATGCTCTACCCCAAGTTCGTGGATTAGAGGCAAGTGATATTGAAATGGATGAATTGGCTAATTTAGCAACAAGTAGTTACAAGGATTTATTTGACTTGGGCATGCAAGTGGATAGCAGATTTGCTAGTGAGATATTCAATTCAGCAAGTAGTATGTTAGGACATGCTATTACTGCTAAGACTGCAAAGCTTAACAAAAAGCTTAAAATGATTGATTTGCAGTTGAAAAAAGCACAATTGGATCAAAAAATAGCTAGTTCAACTAAAGAAATCGAAGCTACCCCGGTAGGTGAAGGGTCATTATTGGATCGTAATGAGATACTCAAATCCATATTGGCAAGCAAAAAAACGCAATAAAGATAAATATTATATAGGAATAAAATAATGAAAAGCCTTCGTCATTACTTAACAGAATCAGTTAGAACATATCGTTATACGATTAAGATCGCCGGCGATCTTGATAAGAGCTTTCTCGACATGTTCAAATATAACTTAAACAAATTTGATCCGGTGAAAATCGAAGATCCAAAAACTACACCAGTACAAAAAGATCCATATGGTTTTCCTGAATTAGAAAATGAATCAGTTACAATCATCAAAGCAGAATTCAAATACCCGGCTACTGAACCAATGATTCAACAAATGGCTCAACTACTAGGTAAAAATGTTAATCAAGTTCGTGTAATTACAACAGATTACAATGATAGCATCAATGCAGAAAATGATAAGTATGCAAATGAAATGGATGCTGAAGAAAAGAAAGCATTATTAGATACCCCTGAATTAGAAGATAATGGCAAAGAAGCTAGCAAAGAATATGCTAATCAATACCTAGATCGTGTTGTTCCAAAGAAACCTAGCATTGATTATCAATTTGATGCTAAACCAACTACTAAATCTGTAAACAAAAGCAAAGAAGGTATTAATACACAAAGTCCAATGAGCAAAATGACTAGACCATTAATGCCACCAACAGGACGTTCAAAATGATTGATTTTAGCCCTGCCCAACTTACTTGGATAGTTATTGGTGCTTGTAGTTTAGGTGGCACTGGGTATCTAACAATTGATACAAAAATGCAAGATTTGACTACTAAAGTAGAAGTTACAAATGTAAAAGTAGTTGAGATGTCTGATAGAGTAGCTGAGTTAAAAGCCCAACTAACACGTATCGAAGATAAATTAGATAAGAAATAAGGATAAAGATAATGGATTTTAAATCATTACTACAGTCAATGGACGCTATCAGCGAAACAGTACATAAAGGTACCTATGGTACAAGTCATGGTAAAGAAGATGTACGTGATCAGTATGGACACAAAATTGGTAAAGTAAACAAAGATGCCGAAACTAAAAAAGACGAACCAAAAAGAACTCGCGGTCGTCCAACTAAAGCTGCAAAAGATGAACATGGTAATGATATCAAGCATGATACATCAGGAATTCAATCAATGTTAGGTTCTAAGCCAAGTGGTAAAGTTGGTAAAGTTTCAGCAAAGCACAAATTAAAAGATTGGATTGAGGCAGTAGAAGCTAATCAATTGAACGAAGGTGACCAAGTTACAATTGCTCCTGCAAGTGCTAGCACACAAGTTATCAAGCAAGGTGACAAGACATTAGGTACAGTTAACAATCCACAATTAGCCGGTACAATTAAACAAGCTATTGGCCAAGGTCAAATGACATTGAATCCGGATGAAGATATGACCGAAGATGGTGGCGAAAAATGGATTCAAAAAGCAATTAAACATCCTGGTGCATTCACTAAGAAAGCTAAAGCGGCTCATATGGGCACACAAGCATTTGCAAAGAAACATGCACACGATTCAGGTACATTAGGTAAACAAGCACGTTTAGCACAAACATTAAGCAAGATGCATCACGAAAGTGTTGAGGAAGGTGCTAAAGTTGATCGTATGGTCGCACATGTTAAAGCCAGTGAAAAGAAAGCTGGACACAGTGACAAAGAAGCAGAAAATATTGCATGGGCAACTGCTAACAAGCGTGGCATGTTAGACAACAAAAACAAAAAGAGTGTTAAAGAAAGTGTATCTTTAGAAGAAAATAAAGATTCATTGGAGCACATCATTAATAGATTTAAGTACGAAGTTAAAAATTTCCTTAAAGGTGCTGAAATGGATAATAACTTGTATGACGCATTGTATGACTACTATGTACATTCAGGTGAAATGCCATATGGTGTAGCTAAGGCACGTGAAGGAGATCCACATGAATGGGTAGCATCTCGTTTTGCACAAGATAGTGCAAAACATGTTCAACAACAGCCACAACATACACCGTGGCATGTAGATCCAATTAACGCTGCAACTGATAGAGTTATTGGTGGTGCTGAAAAAGCAGGAAGTTTCATTAAAGGTTTGATGGCACCTAAGAAGAATCCATTTGAAAGCAAAGATATGAAAGATAAACAATTCGAAAGTTGGGAAAATCAACTCAACACCTTATTAACTGAAGGACTAACAGTATCTTCAAGTACTGGTCAACAAGGTCAACCTGATTCAGTTAGTGTAACTGCTAATGATGAAGATGCACAGAAGTTATTATCTGCACTAAGACAAGCTGGTATAGGTGTCTTTGGCGGCGAAGAACAACCAGGAAGCCCAAGTGCTTATGGTGCACCTCAGCACGAAGAAGAGCCGGGTCATGGAACAGAGATTCCGGCTAGCCCTGAAGTAGTCGGTGATGGTGATGACATGCTTGCATTGATTAAGAAAATGACAGGTATTCAAGGTGGTTCACCAAAGCAAGGACCAGAAGGTACGGCATCAATTGATTACGAACCTGAAGAAGATGGAGAAGACTTAGATCATGACGGTGATTTAGACGAACCAGGTGAAAGAGACTATCAAGGTGATGAAGAAGTTTCTGAAGGTTTTGATCCAGTAAAAGAAGTAAAAAAATCTGCTATAGAATATATGCAAAGTACTGGAATACGCAACGTACATGATTTAGATGCAGAAGCTATTCAATATATTGGCGATGAAAATCAAATTAATTATGAAGAAGTTTGCAAGATTCTTGGTTGTGAATTACCACAAGAATTAGGTCCAGTTAATGCCGATGACGAAGTTGATGAAGGTAATGCATTTACTGGCGCACTTGCTAAAGCTAAAAAAGATGGAATTCAACCTGGAGAGAAAATTAAAGTTGGTGGAAAAGAATATCCAGTTAAAGAGGAACATGACCACGAAGATGGTGAAACTTGCAATGAATGCGGTATGTATGAATGCGAATGTGATTCTGGAGAGCAGGTAGAAGAATCCTATGCAAATAGTGATGATGATAAAGCATTCCAAGACTTACAGTATATGTTACAAACATTAGCAGGTGGATTGAATGGACCAAAACGTACACAAGCTACAGGTAACATTCAAAAGGTCACAATGGAAGATACAATTTTAAAAGATTCAGCTAATTTATTGACAGATTGGCAAAAACTAAGCGGTATAAAATAATAAACCGTACGTTAATCTAAACTTTAATAACCCGGTTCTCCGGGTTATTTTTTGGGTATATGTATATATAAAACTGATAAATACATAAACAAGGTAACATATTTATGGCTCAACAAAATATTGATTATGGGTCTTTCCCAAACGACCCATCTGCGGACGCAATACGAACAGCGTTTCAAAAAATTGAAAGTGATATAGCTGAATTATATCAATACGTAAGTGCCACTGGCGTATATAGTATAACAACTGGCGCAGGATTAACACACGATAGAACAACCGGTAATGTTGTTATTACTGCTAATATACCAACAATAACAGTTCAAACTTCAAATAATTTATTAGTTTCAGTTGGTGGCAATGCAAATAATATTCCTGCAGGATCACAACGTGCTACTATTTCTTCATATGCTACTCCCTTCACACTTAATTTAGCAAATACGATTACAACTGGCAACGCAAATATAGGTAATGTTACTGTTACAAATCTAGCAGTAACAGGTAATGTAACGACTAGTTTGGTTCCTAATGCTAACAAAACATACAATTTAGGTAGTCCAACAATGCGTTGGAAAGACTTATATTTGAGTGGAAATACAATTGACTTGGGCGGAGTACCAATTAGTACTAGCTCCGGTGGATCAGTATCAATGGGTAATATCAATACTGCCAGTATCGTAAGTAACACAGTTAGTAGTAATGTTGTAAATACAACTACATTGGGTTTAGGTAATGGTGTTACATTATCAACTGACGGTACCAGTGTTGTTGTATCAAATGTTGCAGCGGCTGGAAATATTTTAGGTAATAATTTAATTGTAACAAGTAATATTGATGCAGGTAATATTAGTGCTGCTTATGTGGCAGGTACTATAACAAGTTCTGCTCAACCTAATATTACTACCTTAGGTAATTTAACTGGGTTAACAGTGGGAAATGCAACTATTGCTAGCAATGGTGCGGTAACTGCAAATAGTCTTTCTTCAAATTCCGTGACTAGTAATAGTATTGTTATTGGTACTGGTAGCAGTCAAACAATTATTACTGCTAATGGAGTTACGGTAACAGGAAATGCTACATTACAAGCACCGGGTGGGAATACACAAATTGTTTATAATGTTAACGGTGTTGCTACTGCTACTAGTTCATTTACTTTTGATCCAACCACCAGTTTACTAAGTGTTGCAGGTAATATCAATGGAAGTAATTTAGTATCAACTGGTGGACTTTCAATTGCGAGTAATGCAAGTATTGGTGGTAAATTATCTGCAAACTTAGTTGCAGCAAATTTATTTAATGCCAATGCACTAAACATTAATAGCGGTGCACTACAGGTAGATTCAGGTGGATCCCTTACTAGTGCAGGAAGTGTAACTGTAGCAGGTGGTGTTGGAGCAAACAATGTTACTGCCTCTAATAATATTACATCAGCTACATTAACTACTAGTGGATTGCATACTGCAAATACATTGTTTGTTACACTAAGTTCTAATGTAAGAGGTACGCATACTTCTATATATGGTGTAGCAGAACAAACTCAAGTTATTGGTAACTCAACACCTGCTTTGGGTAACGCATTAACTGTAAATGGTAATAGTTATACATCCGGTACTCATACAATGGGTACTGCCAGTTTCAATTCAGGTTTAGTAGGAGGAGGTAGTCCAGTTGCATCCACTGCACTAACTATCAACGGCAACTTATATACACAATCAAATGCAAATATTCGTGGAACACATACTTCAGTCACAAGTGTTACTGAACAAACACATACTGCAAATACTTTATTAGTTAATTTAAATTCAACTACTACCGGTACACATACTGCGGGTAATAGTATAACTGTTGGATTGCATACAACAAATACTTTATTAGTTAACTCTAATGCTAATATAACTGGTAATAGTACTACTGGTAACACAGTAACATTAGGCACACATTCTACTAACACACTTCAAGTTGGCGCTAATGCAACAGTGACTGGTAATACAACATCAGGTAATATTACAACACTCGGTACACATACTGCAAATACTTTATTAGTTAATTTAAATTCAACTACTACCGGTACACATACTGCTGGTAATAGTAATACACTTGGTACACATACTGCAAATACATTACTTATTAATTTAAATTCAACAGTTACTGGTAACCATACAACCGGTAATAGTATTACGTTAGGTACAACAACGTCAAATACATTACTTATTAACTTAAATTCTACTACAACTGGTACACATACTGCTGGTAATATGAATACGTTAGGAAATCATGTGGTTGGTGGTGGTAGCCCACAGCCAGGATTTGGTTTAACTGTTAACGGTAATAGTTATACGTCTGGTACACATTATATGGGTACAGGTTCATTTGCCAATGGTGTAGTTGGTGGCGGTATACAATATGGTACTAACTCACTAACAGTTAATGGTAATGGGTACACATCTGGTAATTCTACAACAGTAGGAACACATACTGCAGGCAATAGTGTAACTACAGGATTACATACAACGGGTAATTTACAAGTTAACTCAAACGCAACAATAACTGGTAACTCAACAGTTGGTAATAGTGTAACAAACGGATTGCATACAATGGGTAACGGTATAACTACCGGAACTCATATCATAGGTAGTAGTTCTGGTCAATCCGGTAACGCATTATCTGTAACAGGTAACGGATATATAAGCGGTAACTCATATACTTTGGGAACACACGCAGCTGGTTATATTAATGTTACAAATGACGCAACAGTGGGTGGGAATAGTTCAGTAACTGGAAATAGTTCAGTAACAGGTACACATTTAATTGGTGGTGGTTCATTACAATCAGGGACTCAACTAACAGTTAATGGTAACTCATATACTGGTGGAAAACATACTGCGCTAAGTGCATTGATTGGTATAAGTGGATCATCAGTCCCCGGTTCTGCTTTAACAGTCAACGGTGTTGTAAGTATGAATGGTAATGCAACGGTTGGTAACATTACTGCTGTGAATCAGGTAACAGGTAACGTAGTTACACTAGCAGGTGATTCATCAGGTAATGCAATTGTAGCTTCTGGTGCAGCAATTATTGGTGGAAATCATACTGTAGCTGGTAATACTCAATTAAATCAACCTACAACAATCGGTGTATATCTACATATAGCAAGTGCATCTACATCTAGCGGAACAAATACTGTAACATTAACATTTAGTACTTCACAGTTATATGCACCGTTCTATACAAATCAAACAATTGTATTGTCTGGTTTTACAACAGGTTCTTACAACAATCAATTTACAGTTGTAAGTTGCAATAATATATCTGTTACTATTAGTGTAACAAATCCACCTGCAATTACTGTTGGAACTAATGCATTTGTAAGAGCCGGTGGATACATTGCAAATGTACAAGGTAGCATTAGTATATTAGGTAATCATCAAATAAATGGTACAATGATTGCAGCTGCTGCCTCTATCACCAATGGTGCTAACATCGGAAGTTATGCTAACATTGGTGGTGCATTAATTGCGTTAACTGGTAATTACGGTGGTGGTAATGGCACTATAGATGCTAGTGGAAACTTTACAGGTAAAACATTTACTGCAACAGCATTCGTTGGTGATGGTGGTAATGTTGGAAATATTCAAGGTGCTAATGTTCAAGGTATTGTTTCTAATGCATTATTAGCTCAAACTGTGAATCTATCATGGGCAAGTAGTACATTAACTGCACTAAGCGCAGGTACTGCAGGTAAACTTGCAACAGCAATTAACATCAATGGTGTAAGTTTTGATGGTAGCGGTAGTATAACAGTTACGGCAAATGCTACTACACTCACTGGAACTACATTAAATTCATCAATAACAACTAGTAGCCTAACAAGTGTAGGAACATTATCTCAGTTGGGTGTTAGTGGTAATATTAATATAAGTACTGGTGGATATATTAATGCAAATGGTTATTATTTAACAAGTATTGACTTTAATAAGACAGTAAACAAACCAACTACGCTAGCTGGTTACGGTATTACTGATGCTGCTAACTTAACATATCTAAATGGAAATTATCAAAATAATAGTCAGTTATCTAGTACATTAAGTAGTTATGCATTATTATCTACTTCTAGCTTAACAAATTATACTACAACTAGTGGATTATCTTCAATCATTAGGGGTAATGTTAGTGCAACTGTAGCAGGTTCTACTAGCGGTGGTGGTTCATTATCTTATAACAGTACTAATGGAACATTTACATTTACGCCTGCTGCAATACCCACTAACACAAACCAATTAACAAATGGTTCAGGATTTATTTCATTGGGTGGTCTTAGTGTAACTACAGGTGGTGCTAGCGGAGGTGGTTCTTTATCATACAATAGCAGTAGCGGTGTATTTACATTTAATCCTGCGTCAATACCAACAGTACCGACTAATACAAATCAATTAACTAACGGGTCTGGTTTTATAACATTAGGTAGTATTAGCGCAACAACAACTGGTGCTAGTGGAAGTGGTTCTATATCATATAACAGTAGTACAGGTGTAATATCATTTACTCCTCCTAATTTAAGCGGTTACGTGACTGGTACACCTTGGACAAGTTATGGTTATATAACTGGTACACCTTGGACAAGTTATGGTTATATAACTGGTACACCTTGGACAAGTTATGGTTATTATACTTCTGGTTCAAGTCCGAGTTTTACTAGTACAACTACTAGCACATTGACTGCGACTAGTGCAATTTATTCATACGGTGACATTACTGCGTTCTATTCTGATGATAGATTAAAAACTAAATTAGGTGCCATTGAAGACGCACTAGACAAAATTGATGAATTAGAAGGTTTCTACTATGAAGAAAACGAAGTAGCAGAAGCACTTGGATTTGAAAAGAAACGTCAAGTTGGTGTGTCAGCTCAAAAAACACAAGGTGTGCTACCAGAAATTGTTGCACCCGCTCCAGTTGACAATCAATACCTGACTGTTAAATATGACAAGTTTGCACCTTTACTCATTGAAGGTATCAAAGCATTAAGAAAAGAAATCAAGTCATTAAGAGAAGACTTGAATGAAGTTAAACAACAATTAAAAGGTGAATGATGATTACATTAGATATATTACAACAGTTGTGCCCTAAAACAAAAAAATCTGTTTTAGAGTTATATGCAACACCCGTGCATGAGGTGGCAGACTATTATGACATGTATGCAAACATGAATAGAGCGGCTGGATTTGTTGCACAAATTGCACACGAGTCAGGTGGATTTAATTTTGTAAAAGAAAACTTGAACTACGGTGCAGCTGGATTGATGAACACATTTAAAAAGTATTTTCCAAATCAAGAAATTGCAAATCAATACCAAAGACAACCTGAAAAGATTGCTAATCGTGTTTATGCAAATCGTATGGGCAACGGAGATGAAGATAGCGGAGATGGATATCGTTTCTGTGGTCGTGGACTAATTCAATTGACTGGGTGCAGCAACTACACAAAATTTGCTAGTGATTTGGGCATTAGTGTAGAAGATACAGTTGCATATCTAGAGACACCGGCTGGAGCAGTTAGTAGTGCAGGTTGGTTCTGGGATCAAAACAACTTAAATCAATATTGTGATAGTGGTGATTTTGTTATGTTAACAAAGCGTATCAATGGCGGAACAATTGGTATAGAAGATAGACAAGAAAAATATAAGCTTGCATTGCAATTGTTACAAGGATAAATATGGCTAGTCCAATTTGGTTAACCCCAGAGGGCAGTTTAGGTAAGTTTTTTACTGATACAGACTTAATTGTTAACTTACTTACAACACCTGTATATCCCTCAACACAAATCACTTACAGTATTATTAGTGGTGATTTTCCACCTGGCACAAGTACCAATCCAGTTGGTTTAGACACAAACACAGGGGTAATCAGAGGAACTCCGCATAACGTACTCAACGAAACAATTTATAGTTTTACTATACGTGCTACTGATGAGTACAATAATATAGCTGATCGCACGTTCTCAATGACGATGATAAGTGATAATCAGCCAAAATTTATTACACCACCCGGTGTTATACTACATGTAGTAGATAGTATATATGTAAACTATGACTTACAATATCAAAATAACAATACTGCTAATCCTGTCATTATTTCACAAACCTCAGGAAATTTGCCACCGGGCTTACAACTTACAACTACTGGTAAGATATTAGGATATCCGTTACCTCCGATTAGTTCAATAAATGCATTCATAACAGAGACCTATACATTTGTTGTTCAAATAGCAAGTCCATTGGGTAATGACACACAGACCTATAGCATTCAAGTTAGTAATCAACGATTAAATAACCCACCTAATACACGCAGACCTGTCATACTGAATACAGAACCTTTAATATATCCTGTACCGGCATCTGACAGTTTATATGATTACTATTTAGGTGAAGATGCAGTGCTACCTGATTTTTATACAGGTGATTTTTTCTCATTTAAAATAATTGGTTATGATTTTGACAATAGTCCAATTAGATATAATTTTAGTAATTTGCCTTTAGGTCTGACAGGTGATAGCAACACAGGTTGGATCACTGGTAATCCAGTACTACCTAATAAAGGTATTATCACATTTGACTTCTTTGTTACAGTAGAGAAAGTTGGTAATACTGTATTCAATAGTGGACAGAAAAAATTTACTATTACTCTTATCAATAGTATCAAGAAAGATATTGTTTGGATAACACCAACTGATTTAGGCATGATTGATAATGGCAGTATAAGTACCATCAATTTCGAAGCATCATCTTTACAATCATTGAGTTATAGATTCATCGATGGTACTCTCCCGCCTAATTTATCTTTGTTGGATACTGGTGAGTTAGTAGGCAGAGTTGCATTTCAACCTTTAACTGAATTATTACCAGTAGGTGCTACAACAACGTATACATTTACTATTATGGCTTATAGTCCACAGTACTATTTGTTAACAAGTACACAAACATTTACATTAACTGTATTTCAGAAATTTGATCAACCATTAGATAATATATACATTAAAGCTTTACCAAATGCCATTGGTAGAAAGATACTGTATTCTTTATTGAATGATAGTACTATCATACCAGACAATATGATATACAGACCCAAAGATCCTTATTTTGGGAAAAGTAACGAAGTAAAATATATACATGCTTATGGAATGCAGTCAGGTGATTTAGCAAAGTATACTGATGCAGTAAGCGAAAATCATTATGAACGTAAACTAACATTAGGTAATATAAATTACGCTATTGCTCGTGATGATAGTTTTAATATACTATACGAAGTAGTATATAGTGAAATAGTTGATGAGTTGAGTACCAACGGTGGATTACCGGATCAATTACTTTGGCCCAAAAATATTAACTTAAGGCAAGGTGGTTATTCAATTAATAATACTAATCTATATACTACCTCAGGTACTGCATATACAAGTTTTACACCTGGTTACGCAAGAGAACTATATCCTAGTAGTCTAATTAATATGCGAAACCGTGTTACAACTATTATCGGACAGAACAATGATATTAGTTTATTACCTAAATGGATGACTAGTCAACAAAGTAACGGAGACACATTAGGTTACATACCTGTTTGGGTGATATGTTATGCACTCCCGGGACAAGGGCAAAATATCGTTGATTCTATCAACAATAAATGGTCACATAAATTGAATGAAATTGATTTTACTGTTAATCGTTATGTAGTAGACAAAAGCATGAGTTACAATTGGAATGCTAATTTCATTAACCCATTCTGGTCTACTCTACCTAGTGCAACACCAGTACCGGATTCACTAGACAAATATGATCTAACAATTTTGTTCCCTAGAAAAACAATTTTACCAATCAATGTAGAGAACTAAATAAATAACGGAACACAAATATATGAGTAACATTAACACAAACGCTATAGACCCAACTTTCCCTGTACCGGGTGTAAACAACACCTCACAGGGATTTAGAGATAACTTTGCGAGTATTAAAAATAATTTAGACACGGCAGCAACTGAACTATCTGATTTGCAAAATAAATCATTACTAAAATCTGCACTTAATGGGCAAGTTATCAACAATGATATGGCAAATACACTTGTAAGCAATATGGCTACACAAGCATTTCGCAGTACAAGTTACTATTTGGGTAGTAGTATACCAACAAGCCCCTCAGTTGTTGTAGCAGATGTAAGCAGAGCTGATGTACATTATGGTATTGTTGTGGGTGATACTATCTTTCAATTTGCAGGATGGAGTCCTACAGGAACACAAAGTAGTATAGAATTACATTTGTTTATTGCAACTGGTGCAGAAGGTTCGAATATTGGCTTTCCGACAACTGCATATGATACTAGCAGTAGTATCACTAGTGGCATGAAAAAGAGTGTGTACATGTTAGAAAATTATTTTAGCACATATGCATCTAATAGCGCCCCTCTTACTATCACTTTGGACACAGTTTTAACCAGTGTAACTCATACTAATCAAGTTAGCGTTCCTGCCGGTGTAAAAGAGTTACAGTATAGAGTTAGCAGTTTAGATTGTGGAACAACAATAGATATTGAGCCAATCAATAGACCACAAAAAGCTACTGCTATTAATATGAGGTCACCGTCTGCAATTGGACAACCAGGTGACAAAATGGGTACAATTTGTACTAATGTGGTTGCAGGTAATGTAGTTTTGTATATGTGCAAAGCCGATTACGATGGTGCAAATACAATTTGGCAACAGACTACGTTTACAAACGTCACATAAAAATATTGGTCACTAATAGTTCTATTAAATATTTGTATGGAACATCCTTTTATAACCGATCTAGATAAACTATCAATTGATGATTTGCAAGAAAAAATATCAAGTCTAACTAGTAAACTAACCTTTTCTAGTAGAATGAATCATCATACGATGAGTCATCAATTACTGATGGTGTTGGAAAGTTATCAGAATGAGTATAATAAAAGGATGGAAGAGATGTATAAGAAACAAAACATCCAGAATAACATACGAATATCAAAAGAGAACGAATGACAGCAAGAATACAACGCAGTTTTGACTTAGTTATGGGTACTCACTTTACGGGTGAGTTCTATATGAATGTCTATGAAATAGATATTTATTTTAATGTAGAAACCGAATCAATCAAAGAGCAAAACATTGCATTAGAAAGAATCAAATATTTTATAACTGAGTGTTTGGAAAATTCTATAGCATGTAGTGAAACTGAGACCAATGCCATTGAAAATTATTTAAATGCTAATATGAAAGTATGCACACTTCCAGAAGAACCATATGATCAAATAATGGGCATCATGCTAATGACAAAATTAAATTCAATAGCTGAAGGCAGATTGGTTGTTAGTGATATATCAATATGTTCACGAATGAGTGACGGAGTTAGTTGTTGTCAAAGTTTAGATGACAATATGGGACCTTTCTTTGACAAAGGTTGGTGGAGTGATAGTTCTACTAGAATCAATTCTTATGTTCCAAAGAACAAAGGAAGAAAAGTGGTTAGATTAGGTAAACCAACTACAGACTGGGATGAAGTATACTTAAGTTGGCAAGAAAAGCCACTCATCGTCAAAGAATTAAGTGTAAGCACCAGTGAAATTGTATTTGCGCAGTTTGATAATAAAACGGACAAATAATTCTTGCACTCTGTCAAAGAATGTGTTATTATATTGTATGCATAACGATAACTATGGTAGACAAATTTTAACCGAAACTGATATTTGCAATGCTTATTTACGGGATCCTCGTAAGGTAATAGATGCAGTATTTGTAGATAAACCAATATTGTTTAGTGACATACTTGAGATTGAAAATTTACCTGAAATAGTCAAGTATGATCCGCTTGATATATCAGTAGAAGAATTTGATACTCAGTTACAAAGCAATTGGTATATGCCAAAAGAATACAATGATTTAGACATTGCAAAATGGGTATTAGATTGTTGCAAAACAGATGAAGAATTGCAACGAGTTGGGCAAGAACTTCTCTTGTTCCAAGAACGTGATATGTTTCCACTATTAAGATATTGTAAATACTTAGTAGACACAATGCGTAAAAACAATATTGTGTGGGGTGTGGGAAGAGGAAGTAGTGTGAGTAGCTATGTGTTATACCTACTAGGTATTCATAAAATCAATAGTCTATACTACGACCTAGATATAAATGAGTTTATAAAATAAGGAGATAATATGGTATATAGATCAGCATTAGGAAAAACAATAGACATGTCTAGTGTAGTAACCAAAAATGAAAAAGTTCGTGCGGTTGGCAACATGAATGTAAATGCTAGAGGTGATGTTATTAACAACAATAATGAAATTATTAATGACACAACACAACGTGTAAAAGCACAATACAGTAAAATTGTTAATCAAACAGGATCAGCTTTTACAATAAGTTCTGAACCAGCACCAAAATCAAATCTTGTACCAGATGAAATTTTAGAAGAATTGACACCAGAAGAAAAAGAATTTGAATTAGATATTGAAGAACATGATGTTCCAAAAGAACCGGTGAAATCTACTAAGGAAGGCAAAAAGTGACTTTAGCATTTGAACCTCATAAAATTGAAAGAGATAAGTTTTATCCTATCGGTAAGCACATCATTGTTAGTGATATGGAATTCAATGATAGGATAAGTAGTGGTGGTATTATTCTATTAAATGATAATAGAAAGAATTCTGGTATTCGTCCTAGATGGGGAAGGGTTTATGCACTAGGCCCTGACTACAATGATGATTTAGAAGTAGGACAGTGGATTCTGGTATCACATGGGCGTTGGACTCGCGGAATTGATGTAGAAGATGAAACGGGTAAGAAAACGTTGCGTAGAGTCGATGCAAATGATATACTCTTAGTTAGTGATGAGTATGTTGAAGATACAACCATCGGTGAAAAAACTGACGCATAAGGAAATTTAATGAATTGGTTAAAAAATAAATTAAGAAATTGGTTAAATAGTGATGAGTTGATTGAATTATCAGCAGTTAAAGCTAGTAGAAGTAGAGACAGTATACAATCTACGGGCATGAACTTTACAATTTATCAAGCAAATGGTGGTACAATTGTTGAGATTAATCAGTATGATCATAAGAATGATAGAAATGACCGTAGCCTACACATTATTACCAATGAACAAGACTTGGGTCAAGGTATTGCACATATTGTAACTTTTGAAATGTTAAGACGATGAAAAACTCACTTTGGGTAGAAAAATATAGACCTCAAGCAGTAGAAGACTATGTGTTTGTAGATGATAGACAAAGGCAACAGGTACATGGTTGGATTAGTGATGGTTCTATTCCGCATTTGTTATTAAGTGGTGATCCAGGTACAGGTAAGACTACATTAGCAAAAGTACTAATCAATGAACTTGATGTAGAAGAATATGATGTATTGGAAATCAATGCAAGTCGTGAAAATAGTGTTGATATAGTACGTGATAAAATTGTTGGCTTTGTACAAACAATGCCATTTGGTAAGTTTAAAGTTGTATTATTAGATGAGGCTGATTATCTAACACCAGCTGGTCAGGCAGCGTTACGTAATGATATGGAAGCATATCATATGACTGCAAGGTTTATTTTAACATGTAATTATCAACATAGAATTATCCCAGCACTTAAGAGCAGATGTCACGAGGTTCACATCAGTAAAACAGATAAAGATGAGTTTACTGCAAGAGCGGCAACTGTATTGGTTAGTGAGAACATTGACTTTGATTTAGATGTTTTGGATAGTTATGTAAGTGCAACGTATCCAGATTTGAGAAAATGTTTGAATCAATTACAGGTTAATAGTAGCACTGGGAAATTGATTGCCCCACAAGCAGTGGGCAATAGTGAAGATGAGTTACTATTGGCGACAACTACATTATTCAAACAAGGTAAGATCATTGAAGGTAGACAACAACTATTACAATATCTTAGTTTGTATCCTGGTAGAATCGAAGACCTCTATCGCTGGATGTACAATAATTTAGATTTGTGGGGCAATACAAATGAAAAACGTGATGCTAGTATCATTATCATTCGCAACGGGTTAGCAAATCTAAGCTTAGTTGGTATCCCAGAAATCTGTCTAGCAGCAACTATAGTGGAACTTACAACATGAGATACTTACTTATTACATATGTTAAAAAAGCAACAGGTCAAATTGATGAACAAGTTGGTGTCTCACGCAATTTGAAACCACGTGACTTGACAACTTGCAATATTATTTTAGACTTTAAAACTCAAAAAATTGAAAAAGCATTGATTGATGGTAAACAGGTTGATACAACTTGGGATATGATACAAGATTATTATAGTCAAGTATATCCTGCATTGATTGATGATTTGCGTAGGGATAACGGGTTACCTTCACTTGAACCAGTAGAAATCACAGAACCTCCCCTACAATAAAAAAGAGGGTTTATGAGCCCCTCTTTTTGTTCCCTTATTTGTACAATTTTAGTACATGTTCAATGATTTTATGTCTCTGAACATCTTTCAGTTCAAAGTTACATAATTGCAACCCTGGAATCACCCCCTTCCTCAATCGATTTTGTAAATCCATTAGCCCATTGTCGGCTGTTTTACGATCGGCTTGTTCAACGTCGCCAGTAATTACAATCTTACTGCCGATACCGATGCGGGTCATAATCATTTTGAGTTGACCAGGTGTGCAATTTTGTGCTTCATCAAGTATTACATAACTATGTTTAAAGTTTCTGCCTCGACAGAATGCTAGGGGTGCAATTTCCACTATCTGTTCTTCTAGCATGTGGGCAATTTCTTTTACTGTGTAATACTCACGTAGTACATCTAATAACGGTCTAGTCCAGGGTTCCATTTTTTGATTGATGTCTCCAGGTAGAAATCCGTGTTTCTCATCATCAACTCCCACTGCAGGTCTTGATAATATAATGCGATCTACTTTTCGATCTTTTAATGCCTTGATTGCAGCCAACATAGCAAGGTAAGTTTTACCTGTACCGGCAGGTCCACCAACCACAACAATATCAGTACTTTCGTCTAATAATGCTAGCATGTATTTTTCTTGGTTGACTGACTTCGGTATAAGTTGAACCGGTTTACTAACCGACTTTGGCTTACTTTGATTGAAGTTGATTGTTTTAGATTCATTCATGTAAAATGTTTGGGCATCTGATTTCTTATTGTGTGAGTATCGTGTGTCTTGTTCCTGATTGCGTAAAGCACTAGTTTTTCTTTTGCTCAAAGTTTTCTCCTTAAAAGAGCTAAGTTCTCATAAAACTCAAGTATATTTAAAGGCATTCAGATAATCAATAATGTGATGCTTATTGTGTACGAAAAAATGATAAATATTAGGCTGACCCCAGAAAAATCTTAAACTCATAATCATTTCAATATTGATAAATACTAATTATGAGTAATAATCCAGCCGACAAATTCTTTGACAACATTGATTACCCTAGTATTATTGACAATATTAAGGGAATATACACCAGCGATGGCTCAATGAGTACCTTGCTTGACTTTGAGCGTGTGCTTGATGAAGCAGATTTATATGCTTACAAATACTGGGAATTGGGTGAGTTAGTCAGCGGCCCAGAAATCAACAAATATACAGTTGCTTGCATGTTTATGTATCCTAGACGATTAATGCCTGATCCAAGGGGAGCAAAAAGATTATTATCAGTTGGTTGTAATATCAAGTTCAAAAAAACTATAATTGAAGTACCAATGGCAATCAAAAATGAAGGTGACTTTAAACCCGGTACACACTATCCTAAAATGGAAGAACGTGAGATTTGGTTAGTGCGTATTGAAATGCCAAAAGAATTGATGAATGATATACGTGAAGGATCAATTGACTTAGCAGGACAAACAATTGATTTTGACGAATTAGATGATGCGTACGATGATAATTTGGACCAAGAAAGCGTTAAAGATCAGGATGATGATAATAATGTTAATATGGCTCAACCAGGAATGGGTAGTATGCCACCCGGAGGCCCAATGTAATGAGACATCTTAAAGAAAGTTTAGATTACCATGATCTTGAAGGTCAAGTAGAACCAAAAATATCTGTAGACGAATACAGTGCAAAAGTAGGCAGTGATGCAGATATCGTAACACTTGCTTTTATTATCAAGGGAAAACAAGCAAGCAATGATTTAGTCAGTTGGTTTGAAAGAGGTTATAATTTTATTATTGATGCTGATGTGAGTGATGGTGAAATAAAGCCTGGAAAATATGTTGTATTTGTAGAAATGAAAAGAAGAACATCAGTACCTGAAAACATCGTAGAGATTGTAGAAGATTTAGAAACATTGACCGATTTAAATGTTAAAGATTGGACAGTAACAGTTAATGAACAAGACTATGATTGTGATGCAGAGCAGTTGAAGCAAGTAATCATACTAAGTCCACATGAATATCGCATAGAAAAAGAAACAGATTTAAATGAAATGCGTGAGTTATCCGGTGTAACTCCAACAAAAATATATGGCAAAAAAGATTCGTTACTAAAAGATTTTATATCAAAGGCAGGTTTGTAAGAATGGCAACAACATTATTAGCAAAAAAAGCAGACGGAGAAAATCCAATAGCTACTGATGACGATCACCATGCAGCATTAGCGAGTGATCC